CCATAGCAGCTTTTTCGTCTGCGTTTAGATCTGCGGTTTGTTCAGAACCTTCTTCAGCTTCTTTTATTAAGGAATGCGATTTAATTAGATTTTCAAAAATAATACTTATTTTGTTTTTAAATACAATCTCTTCTGCTATTATAGCTAGTTTTAGTTGTCCTACTGTAATGGTATTTTTTTTCATTCTACTTCTTGCTTTTAAAGAATCTTTTAACGTTTTCTGAAATGTCATTAAAGTTTACAAGCACATCTACGTCATCTGGCTTGGTGGTAACTATTACTCCCTTTTTACTAACACTCTTTACAACTCCTTTGGAGCTAAGAAATTTAGCATTTGGATTATACTTTTTAGCTGAGGCTGCATTAAACGATATGTCTAAGTCGCTTTTTGGTGCTGTGGCTGCGTCTGCTGCAGGTGGTGTTGCTCCAGCAGCTGGAGGTGTTGCAGGTGGTGTTGCTCCAGCTGCTGGTGGTGTTGCAGGAGGTGTTGCAGGTGCCGCTGCTGCTGCGTCTGCTGCTGGCTCTTCTTCTTTTGCTGCAAATGGATTGGCTTCCTCAGCTTCTACTAGGACGTATGATTTGACTAATTTTGTTACAAGCTCTTTTAAGCTTTTTCTATTTAATTTCATAGTAGCGAGATAAGGTATGACCCATTTCTTCATATAAAGACTCTAATCTTTGTTGCAATTTACTAACCTCATTTACGGTTTTCATAAATTCGCTGTTGTTGGACTTTAATGATTTCATGTTACGTTTAACAGTGACTTCATCAAACCATTCTTCAGTTTCTTGCAATGCAATCTTTTCTGCGTTTTCTACAATTTTATGAATTGCCTTAGCAGCTTCTCTTAATTCTTTTGTGCGATAGATTTTACTGCCATATTCATTAAACTTTTCCACTTCAGCTAAAAATGCTGCTTTTTCGTTTAGTTCAATCTTTTGGTCAATACTTTCTTTAATTTTCTTTAGTTTCATGTTATCTAGCTTGTTTAATTTTATCATAAAGCATCTCTAATGATTCCAATGCATCAACAAGATCTTCACTTAATGGACCATCTGTTTCAATTTTATCATTTAATATTTGCAAAGTTGCAATTGCTTGTTGAACATCTTTTATATAAGGCTTCATGTATTTAAAGTCTACTGCGTATTCAGCTTCTTTAATTACCTTTCTAACTTCTTCACGGACTAGTTTTCTAAATTCTGTGGTTTTCATAATTACATTGTGGATATTATATCGTTAATTAATGTATTGATTCTAGCATATCTGCTATTGGTTTTTTGTTGTGTTATATTTTCATTTAAGTTGTCCATAAAAGCTCCTTGAGTTGATGGATTAGATACCAAGTCCCAACATACAATTTCAAAGTCATCTGCTACTACTACCTTACCTTCACCCAACTCTTTTACACTACCCATACCTCTTGAGCTAATACCTAATCTGATACCAGCTTTTAATAATTCTTTTGCAATGTTTCCAGATGGTGTTCCTAAGATTTCTATTTTGCCCATTAAATCAGAACCATCCCACCATAAATCTACGACATTGTGTGATACATTACCTAAGTTTACTACTGAGGATTCTGGATGATCTAATTCTCCTAGAGCTCTGCTTTCAGCTACAAAAGTACTTTTATACTTGTTAGCTTCACGCTTTAAAACATCTATTGGATATTTTCTTTGGTTTTGATTAAAGGAATCACCTCTTTGCATCACTCCACTAACAATAAGCTTACCCTGATTTTTACTCATGGACTCATTTATTTGTTCTGGAGAATACTGAATTGAACCTATATAATCAACTATTATTTTTTTCATGCTTTGAATGTTTGTGCTATTTTTTTAATGAGTTCTACTTCTTGCTTTATGTTTCCTAATCTTACTTCTTTATCGTAGTCTTGATATAGTAACTCACCAGCTTTGTAATCAATTCCTTGTGGTTCTCCGAACAACAAAACATCAATCTCATATTGATCTGTTCCAACTTTATTATAGTTAATATCCTTGGCTTGTACTTTTAGTCCAGCTTTATTGAATAGCTGAGCCATCTTATCTTTAATAGAACTTGCTTCCAACTCTTTAAGATTTGCAAGCTTTCTAGCTTTTTTATTTACTTCAGCAAGTCGGCTGCTGATTTTAAGTATGGCCTCGTTTGTGCGCTTCCAGTACTTAGTGTTATCTAGCTTGGATTCTTGTTTAAGTTTAAGGCTATGATCCAAGCATCTTGATATCTCTCTAAGCATTCTATTTACTTCAAGTATCTTGCCATTTACTTTTTGAACTTCACTTGTATTTATATCTTCTTTAAAATTTTTATAGCTTACCTCGTTTAGCTTTCCAATAAAATGCTTTTTCTTTTTTGGTGCTTTGATAGAAAAAGAATATTGAGGATCAGTTAATTTTATTGCTGTTGTTCCATCACCACTCTCTTCACCACTAAAAGCATATGGAGTTTGAAAGCCAGGAACACCAGCTGTGGTGCTACCCTCTTTTTTTAACTTCTTGGATTGCTTTTTTACGTAGAGTTTTACCTCTTCCAATTCCCGTACGGTAAGTTTATTATTTAACACCTTTTAACTCCTTTAGTAGTTCGTGATATAACAGCAAAGATAATACATGTTCCTCTTTAATAGTTTTAACTTTTTTAAACTTAGATAACATATTACAAACTTCATTTAACTTAATCACGGTTACTTTATCTGTTACCTTTGTAATAAGCTTTGCAATTTGGCCACGGATGATCTCACTTTCAGCAATGAGAAATTCATTAAGTGCAGTGGTGTTTGATATATTGTTAATGTATTCTTTAAGTATATTTTTTTGTTTTGCTGATAGTCCCATGTATTTTTCATTGAACTTATCTAACATTAATTTATATGCTAACAATCTAATGTCCTTGTCTTGTTTCAAGTAAATTCCAATGGACTCATCTTGTGCTTGTGCCTTCTTTGAAACTCCTGCTCTTGTTATATTTTCCACAATTGTAAAACGGCTTTTTACAACTTCTGATAATCTGGCCACAGTTACTCCCTCAAATATACGATAGATTGAAGCACATAGTTTATAGTTGTTTACACTAGTTTTAAAAAACTGAACGATGTCATATTGCTTTTTAATTTCTCTAATCAATCTATATTTTTCTTCTTTAAGGAGTGTTGCATTAAGTTTTCGTTGCAGTTTTGTTACTGTGTTTATTAAATATTCTGCTTTTTGTGGTGTTGAGAATCTTTCGTTTATCAGTGTTTGATAAAGCATAAGCTCTTTGGCAAGGATTGAATCTTTTTTAAAAAAGGACTTAATTAAATGCAATGCTGGTGAGTTATCTACTCCACACATTGTATCTGCCGCTATTTGGCGAGTTAGTAGTTCAAACAAGATAGCTGTGTTTTTAAGCTTTGAATGTGTTGACTTTTTCATCTAGTTATAAATATGCTACGATATGCTATTCCCCCTGTAATAAATTGTCTTCGCTAAGTAAATCTTTGATTTCTTTCCCAGATTCATAGGTTTCTTTTATTGCTCCTCTTTTGTCCATTTCTTTAAAAAGTTGCTTATACCTTTGTGATGAGCGTTGTTTGTTTTCACTAATGTTACTAATTGCTTTATTTCCTAATGGGTCCCAACCAAGTGGATGTTCGTGAGTTCTATAATCACCTGGCAGTTCTGGCCTACCAGCACCTGGCCATCCAGCTGGAGGCATTTCGCTAGTTCTTTCATCGTATCCTTTAGGTACTCCACCACCACCACCTTTGTATAAAGAAGCTATGTCATGCGCAGTACCAAATGATTGTCCAGTCTTACTTGGATCATTTCCCTCAGCTTTAATTTGCTCCAATCTAAAAAACTCTTTTGTATCTGCTATAATGCCATCTTGTTCTGCTAAGTATACATCTTCTGGTAAATTAAATACATGCTCATATATCCAAGACTTACTAAAAAGTCTTTTCTCAATCATGTCTCCAGCTAAAGCAACCTTACTTGCCCACAATTCTATTTTCTCTTTTTCATAGATTGAAGATGGTGCAGTTAAGCTTAAACTAAAATCTACCAAATCTTCATCTGTAAAACCTTGAGCGTATAAATGCACTACTGCTATTTTATATAACTCACTAGCAATGATTTTTTGGATTCTTTCAATTGTTCTAGCAAAACGAAAATCTTGTGATGCTAACGTAGCTTTACCAGTTGTATCTTCTTCATATCCTAGATATGCCTTTGGAATCTTTAATGATCCCAGTAATCTATTTTTTAAGTACTCGATATCTTGAATACTATCAAATTGAATTCCAGATAAGTTCTCTATGGTAGTTCCAGTTTCTGCTCCTCGAACTGGTAGATAGAAATCCTCCAGTAAGTTTTGCATATTATATTTTAAGTTATACTGTCCAGTATCTGGATCTATGTATGGAACCTTTTTCATTTTGTTAATCATTCCTTCCATGTAAGAATCTACTTCGGCTGGTGGAATGTTTCCAATATCAATTTTAAAAATGCGTTTGTCTGGAGCTCTCATTATACGATGAATTAACATCGCGTCTTCCATTAACGTTATTTGTTTCCAAACTTTTCTAGATGGCTCTATAATAGATCGGCCGTATGGTAGGAAGTTGGTATCTGTTAGCAATCTAAAGTGTGCAATTTCATAATTCTCAAAAGTGTCTTCCTTAGATCCATGTCCCTGTGATAAAGTTGTTGCTGCTGCATAGTCTCTTCTAAATCTCACTAGCTTTGGTTCATGCTCATCATATCCTTCTTCTCTTATCATTTCATATGGTGATATTGGATCAATACCAGTAACACCATACTTTTCTGATATGTTCATGTGTAAGAAAAAGTCGCCATACTTAATTGTATTTCTAATCCACGGCCATAGATTAAATTCAACATTCATTATATCATAAAATAGATTATGTAATACTTTCTGTACTTTACCATTACCTGATTGTATGGTTATTACATCTCCAAATTCATTTTTAGCTGTACACTCATCCGCATAAATATCCAAAGCTGATGCAATGATACTGTCCGTGTCCATTGCTTCATAGTCACGGAATAGTTCTAATCGTGAGTAGAGTTGCATTTGACCTGCATGTCTTGAGTATGCTGGAGTTCCTGTGTGTAGTCTTGAAAATCTATCAATCCTACTGTTTGTTTGTAAGTTGCCGCTTGATTGTATGTGGTCGGTGTCTGTAACCTTAAGTTGGTTTCCGCCCACGTTCCTGATAATTACATCAGTTGAAAACAGCTTTTTAAGTCTGCTAAATAATGTTTTGTTTTCGCTCATTTAAGCTGTCCTTTATTTATATAAGTATGTCGGTGATATGTTAAATCAACCAAGATATGTCTTCATTTTCATTTGAGTTCAACTTCATTTTCCAAGCATTGTTAGCCTCACTTGGCTTGTATACTGTGGCTGTTGATCTCATGTTAGATAATGCTGCCTTATTTATTTCAATTCCAGCTTGCCTTAACTTTAAAGCCGTATCCCTAACCCATAAGCCTTCACAAAAACTCATAATTAAATCATCATTATACCCAGCAGCTGCTTCAGCTTTAGAATTTTTCCAAATGAAAACAGATAACTCTTCTATAAGTCTCTTGCTGTATATTATACAGCTTTTTTCGCGGATATACAACTCCATTTTGCTAATAGCCAATGGTCTTGTCTTTGAACTCATTGTGAAACCAGCAACCATGTTAGACTTTACAGATAGATCATATCCTCTTAATAGAAACTTATCTGAATCTAGTACATCGTCTTTGTACGAGTAATATAGATTTTTATATCCTCTATCTATTATTTGTTGCAGTGTTGCCCAACCTATGTTTGCATTTTCTACAACTAGAAGTGCATCATTGTATTCAGTTGCAATTGCAACCAACATATTTCCAAAATCTTTTGTAGTAAGCTGACCTTTATATTCAGCTACTTGTGTACAATTTACCACATCAATTACATGGAATGCTGAATAGTCTTCGCTGTCTCCTCGAGCTACGTCAGCGGATACAATATAGTTTTTTGAGTAGTCTGGTACTTCCCACACCCAAAGATTACCATCAAACCCTCTTTTTTCAATAGGGTCTTTTACATAATTCTGATTATAGTAGGCAATTAGATCTGGTGATACTACTGTGTTACCTGATGTAGAAAAGTCGCAATCACATTCTTGTGCTGCTAATCTAACTCCTAACTCTTCATCTTGTCTAACCCTCCAAGCTTGATCTCTGTCTGGATGTACTTGCCATGGAAG